AATGGTGGAAACTTAGAAGTAAGCACGGGAGAGATAAACTTTTTGCCTCTCCTGAATTACTTTTAGAAAGTGCTTTTGAATACTTTCAATGGTGCGACGAAAACCCATGGGAAAAAACAAAAACATCATCATACGACAAAGGTGAATTTTCAGGAACTTCTATTGAAACAGTACCAACTCAAAGACCTTATTCTTTAGCTGGTTGGTGGCTTTATATCGGTTGTTCTGAAACTTGGTTAACTAATTTTAAAAAGACTGCTAACGATGATTTTTTAAAGGTCATAAACGAAGTTGAGTTAATTATATCAAAACAACAATGGGAGGGAGCTACTGTTGGAGCTTTTAAAGAGAATATTATCGCTAGAACATTAGGATTAAAAGACTCAAACGATATTACAACAAATGGTAAGGATTTAAACCTAAACCCACTTACACAAGAAGAACTTAAAAAAGCATCTGATTCACTAGATGATGTATGATAGATTACAACAATCTTACGAGGGAACAATTAGCAATTGCACGTGTTAAATGCGATGCTTCGTTATTGTATTTCACTCGGTTTTGGTTTCGTGTTCTAAAGAATCAAAAGTTTATAGTTAATTGGCATCATGAAGAGATTTGTGCGGAATTAGATAAGATTGAAAACTACGAACTTGAACTACTAAATATTAATATCCCCCCAAGATTTTCAAAGACTGAAATAGGAGCTGTTAATTTCGTTGCTCGTGGTATTGGTATGAATCCAACATCTAATTGGCTTTATATTACAGCATCAGATGAATTAAGGGCGCAAGTTTCCGTATCTATTCGTGACATAGTTACACACCCGTATTTTTACATTATGTACGGAGTTCGATTAAAGAAAGATTTGAACTCTAAAAACTTGTGGCGTACTGAATCAGGTGGTGGATTAAAAACAGCCACTATATTCGGTCAAATAACTGGTTTTGGTGCTGGTCAATTGAATGAAGATGCTTTAAATGATATTAGAACTTTTGAAGGTGCGATTATATTAGATGACTTAAACAAAACAGATGATGCACAAGAAGAAAACGCAATTAACGAAAAGGTTTCACGAACTGTTTTTAACACCGTATTAAGTCGTAAAAACTCACAAGACACACCAATTATAAACATACAACAAAGGGCGGGTGTAACTGATGTGACTGCTGAATTTATGGAACACTTCAAAGATTCCAAAAAAGCAAAGTTTATGATTTATCCAATCATTTCAAGTGATGGTGTGCCACTTTGGGAACAGAAGTTTAATTTAGATTCGATAAACGAACTTAGAACAAGTCCGAAAACAGCACACGTATTTGAAACTCAATACATGCAGAACGCCACGAAGCGTGAAGGCATGATTTACCAGCGTGAAGATTTCACTTACTACGAATTGTTACCTGATAAATTCGAAGCTAAACATTCGTTTGTAGATATTGCTGACACGGGTACAGATTCTACTTGTTGTATTATAGCTGGATTATTCGAAAAAAAATGGTATGTTTTAGATGTATTGTTCACAAAAGAAGGTACTGAAATAAATACACATTTAACTGCAAATATTTTAAATAAAAATAATCCAAATTCAGTAGTTATTGAGTCTAATATGGGTGGTTCAATGTATATTCAGTTGCTTAGACCTTTAGTAAATAAATCAACTGAGATTTACGCAATAAAGAACACATCAAATAAAATTACTCGAATGGTTAGTAATAAGAAGTTTGTAATTGATAACTTCGTTTTGCCTAGAAAGTCTTTTAATGTTGAATATGATAATTTCTATTCGGAACTATTCAAAGTTACAAAGGATGGAAAATATAAACATGATGATGCTTTAGATACGCTCACAGGATTAGCCGAAAGCGTTTATTCGCATTTTATTCATCTGTATTGTTAAACAGTTTCTTCGACAAGTTTTAAAGCTTCTTGTGGACTAAATCCAGCATCTGTATAGGCTTTTACTGCTCTCGCTTTAATTTCTTTTACTTCGGTTTCTGTTTTATCGTCTTTTTGAAGTGCTGAAATATGTTCATAACTCAAAGTTATTTTATGACCTTCTTTTAATCTTAATCCTTGACTAAAATTATTGCAGTAATCATTTGCGAATGGGATTATAGCGTCTTGATAAGCCATTTTCAAACCTTCTTGTAAGTTAGCTTGAACCTTAGATTTTTCTTTACTAAAAATATTATCATTCAATTGAATAGCGTCAATGATTCGTTTCATACCTTCCGAAATAGTTTCAAAGGTCATCATATCTTTTACTGGAAAACTTGTTGGATTCCACTTAACATCAAACTCAGTAAATTTAATAGCGCTTTGACCGTCAAAAATTCCGTACTCGTTTGTTTCTTGTTTACCTAATGCGATTTTATCTTCTTCTTTCATTGGTAAATTATTACCTTGACCGTCAGTTCGACCACTTGAATAAAACCCAACTGCGCCCTTTTTAGTTAGCAAAACATTCTGAAATCCTTTAGAAGCTCGTATGTTTGAAATATCCATGTGAAGAGATTCAAGAACGGATTTACCTTTCAATGGGTTTAAGGGGTCAATATTCTTATGGTGGATTATTTCACTAGGTTGCCACGTTTTACGTTGTTCAGTTCCATTGTTGTCGCAATCTAAGTAATATTCTTTTATAATTCCATCAATATCTATCTGTTCATAGATTAAGCCTGTTAAAATCATCTTGATCCTATCCGCTGGTAAATTCCATAAAGCCGTAGGAACTTCTGACATAGAACTTCCATAATTTGTGTATGTAATTCTATTACCGAAAATTAAATAGTGTAAAGCACACTCTTGCATAAAAGATTTGCCATTCAACAAAACATTTGGATTAAGTAACCTTTTAACGATTTCAGAATTTTTAACTACTTCACCTTTTGAATCAAGTTCCTGATAAATTCCGTTCGAAAACATGGACGCGAAACGGTCAAAAACGATTTTTACTTCTGCAGTAGTGTTATAAATCTCTGCTTCTTTACCTACAACCGTAATCCATTGTTCTTTGTCGTTGTTACTTCCGAATAATCTATTTACCCAATTATTTGGCGTTCTAGTAAATCTATCGTTTCCTTTACCTCCCCATTGAAATCTAAAGTTACCCATTTGAATTAATCCCATAATTTTCAATATTTTGTCAAATTTATAGAAAAAAGTTTATATTTGCCTTGATAAATGGTAAATTTGCATTATGGAAGGACAAAAACCTACACAAGCGGAAATTAAACAAGCTGTAAAAGATAAAGAAAAGATTGTTAAATCAACTAAAATCGTTAAGAAATGATTGAAGCACCAGTTTTTAAATCCAAGGACGAGGAAGTTCAATGGATGTTTCAGAATAAGTCTTTGATTATTGCTGAAAAAACGAATAACGTTAAAAAGTCTGATTCTTTTCTAGTTTCTACTAATCCGTTTGTTAAAACTGATGCGACTAAATCAGAAGACGAACCGAATACAGATACAAATGAATCGATTAAAAGAAAGTTAGTTATCAATACTACTAATTTACTTGATTCACATTTAGACGTTCACATTAAAGGTTGTTTCAAAAAGACTTTATCAGAAATTAGCTATTTACCATTATTACAAGAACATGAAATGTGCTTCGATAAAATCATTGCCACAAATGTAGATGATGGATTAAAAGCGTACGCACAAAGCATGACATGGAAGTCTTTGGGGTTTCCACAATTCGAAGGAAGTACAGAAGCTTTGATATTCGAAACACCAATCAGTAAATCACGTAATGAATACATGTTTAATCAATACATGAAAGGATATGTAAGAAATCATTCAATCGGGATGCGTTATGTTAAGATTGTAATGTGTATAAATTCAGAGGAATCAATGTACACATCTGAAAAAGAAAACTGGGACAAATACTATCCAATGGTAGTTAATAATGATGTAGCTGATTCAAAAGGATATTTTTGGGCGGTTACTGAATTAAAACTAATCGAAGGTAGTGCAGTTGTAAAAGGTAGCAACTACGCTACACCAACACTAGAAAGTAAGAATGAGCCGTTGAACGACACTCAGGATGAAAATAAACACGAGCCGTCAAACGACACTCTAAAAAGAAGAAGAATTAATTAAGTTTATTAACTAAAAACAAAACAAAATGTTTGTAAGAAAATCTCAAGCAGAAATTGCTAAAATGAATGATGAGGAATACGAAACGTATTTGACTCAAAAAGAAGAGTTCGAAGCAACTCAAAGAAAAGAAGAGATTGAATCTCAAATCAAGGAAGCTAACAAAAACAATGTTTCTAAAGAAGAAATTGAAAAACTTAGCCTAAAACTTGACACAATCGTTAAAGAGCATGAACAAGCTTTATTAACTATCAAATCTTTACGTGAAAAACCAACTACTGAAAAAGCGGAAGGATTATCGGAAGAAATGAAAGCTAATAAAGAGCAAATCAATGCTATTGCTAAAGGTTCACAAGAAGAGGTTGTGATTAAAGCGGTTACTAACCGTGCAAGTATCACAAATAACACTCAAACAATTGAATTAACTACAATTGGTAAATTAGGTGTTAAAATGCGTTCTTTGTACGATAAAGTACGTAAAATCACAATCGGTAAAGGAAACCACAACGGAACTATTTCTTACCATGACTGGGACGAGGCTACAACAGTAAGAGCATCTGCAATGGTTGCGGAGGGTGCTGCTTTTCCTGAATCAACAGCTAAATTTCAAGAGTACACTTTGAAACTTCGTAAAATTGGTGATACATTACCAGTCACAGAAGAGTTTTTCGAAGATGAGCAAAGAGCAGCTGCTGAATTGGATATGTTCTTAGATACAAACGTTTCAACTAAAATTGATGACCAAATTATCAACGGTGATGGAACGGGTGAAAACTTAAAAGGTTTATTAGCATCTGTACCAGCTTACACTCCTGTAGCTTCGGGTATTCCTTCTGCTAATATCTACGACTTAGTTAAAAAAGTTCGTACGGATATTACAAAAACAAGAGGTTCAAAATACCGTCCTGATATGGTTGTTATGAACTCTGATACGTTAGACCGTTTACAACTTGAGAAAGATGCAAACGATAACTATATTTTCAGAGATACAAACAAAATCGGAAACTTAGAGTTTGTAATTGATGACAATTTAGCTGACAACGTTTTAGTAGTTGGGGATTCTCGTTATGCTTCAATTTATGAAATGGGTGGTGTTGTTTTATCGAAAGGTGAAGTTAACGCACAATTCACTTCTGATATGATGACAATCAAAGCTCGTAAACGTTTGTTGTTCTTAATCCGTACAGTTGACCAAACTGGATTCAGAAAAGTTACAAACATCACAACTGCATTAGCTACATTAGCATCATAATGGGAGCGTCAAGAAATCGTGTTTCAGTTACCTTCACGAAAGATTATGCAGAAAGCAAAAAAGGTGATGTTCTAATTGTAGGACGTTCAATTGCTCATCAATTAATAACAGTTGAAAAAGTGGCTGAATTAACTACTGAAAAGAAAACAAATAAGAAAGTTCAATAACCAAAAGAAGATTAACAAATGGGATTAATTGTAAATGTTGCAGATTTCACAGGTCGTTACTTGTTAGCGAAGAACCCGCATAATTTGGGTACTATTGATGATGTTATTGATTTGTATGAGAAAAGTTACATTTATAAAATTCTAGGTGTTGAACTTGGTGATTTATTGATTGCTGATTTAATGGGGGGCGTTCCAACGTCTCCCGAATTTTTAGTAATCTTTAATGAACTTGCTTTTAATTCTACTTGTAATGAACAGTTATTCGAGTCTAAAGGATTAAAGAATATCTTGTTAGGGTTTATCTATTGGAGCGCTGTTACAGAGGCTCGATTGCAACCTTCACAAACAAATGGAGCGATTCAGGTTAAAGTTGAAACAGGAACGAGTACAACGAATATCTCAGAGATTTACAATAGATACAATGACTCTGTAAAATGGGTTAAATGTATTCAGCAGTACATCTATGAGAATTTCAGTACATACCCAACTTTCAAAGGTCAAAAAATACTAATTAACTATTCGATATGAGTAAGGATATAGTTGATGTTTTACGTTATGAACTGTTACCATTAATTGATAATACAGTCAAAGTCAAATCTGTTGTTTCGAATGTTACAACTTATACACTTGTATTGTGTTCTATAAAATGGTTAAAAGTCGGGCGTTTAATAACAATTGGTTCGTATGAATTTCAAGTTATTAGCATTAACTATTTGACTAATGAAGTTGTTGTAAATATTTCCGATCCATTAGCTGTAATTAATAAACATGATGTTGGCACAATTATACGTCCAACGTTCGTTCATGGCACTAAATATACTGCTAACATTGAATGGTTAAAGTCTATTCAATTTGACTTAAACACTGGTTTACCTTTGATTTGGCTTTATGAATCGATTAACGAAAGTGTGAATGAACAATTTAGTCCATTTGATTCAGAAGCTAGTTTGAGATTGTTCTTTTTAGATTACATTGATTTAACTGGTGATTCGCTAGTAAATGAAAATGGAAACTTAGATGAAAACTTTCAAATTAGAAAACAAGGTGTCAAACCAATGCTTTCATTATCTGATTCGTTTTTAGATACAGTTGATGAGAGTTACAAGGTAGAAAGGTCGTCTAATTCAAATCGTACTACGTTCTCAATATTTGCGAATGAAAATTCTAAAAATGGCGAGACTATTTACGAGCGAATACTAGATGCAAATTTAGGAGGTGTTGAAATTCGACCAACACTATCCGTTTACAAAGGTGTCGAATGTTGTTGAAAAAATTAAAATTTAAATAAAATGAGTACACTATGTTGTCAAAAAGGAACTCCTAACTTTGGTCGTGCGAATTGCGTTGTGCAAATCGACGATATTGTAGGGGCGATTATTGTACCTACTTTC